GATTGACGCTCAGGCGATAGCGAATTTTCTCACGCTCTTTCACAAAACCTCTCCTTTCTTTGAATTGAGAACAATATTTATTGACAACCAGTGGGCGTAATGGTACAATTTACTTGCCAGACAATTAAACCATTGACCACAGCAACCGCCGAAAAAAGAAAACCTTTCGGGGGTCGGGTTTTTGTTGTCAAAATCTCTTGTTCACAATCCAAAGTATATCCTACCTTTGTAGGATTGTCAATAGCAAATCCTAAAAAAGTAGGATATTTTTGAAGGAGGTATTTATGAACACAAGTCGTATTAGAGATTTAGCCAAACAACAAGGGAAAAGCGTCACCTATATTTGCAAACTTATCGACCGCCCCAAATATTATTTGAACGATGTAGATAAAAAGCCTGACCGCATGATTTCAGATGAAGACTTGAAAACTCTCGCTATCAATCTTGGAACAACGGTTGAGTATTTGAAAGGTGAAACTGACGACCCTCTCTTTCACTTGTCCTCTGTTGGTTTGACCACCGAACCTTATGAAAAGAATTGCAAGCGACCTATTTTCGGTCATGCGTCCGCAGGAAAAGGTGTCATCGCTCAGCAAGAAGCATTGGGGTATGAACAAGTTGACCCCGAATATGACTGTGATGATTGTTTCTGGTTACAAGTTGACGGAGATAGTATGTCGCCAGTCTTAGACGATCACGATTTAGTGCTGGTTAAAAAGGATACACCTCCCGAAACAGATACTCTTATGGTTGTCATTGTTGATGACGAAGAAGGATTTGTTAAGAAAATCAGCATTGATGAAGATACTGTGACCCTTCGCTCTTTTAACCCACACTATCCTCCCCGTGTTTTTGGCGGTGTTGAAATTGGACGATTGCGCTTTGTCGGTAGAGTCATGGAGCTAAAAAGGAGATTTGCATGAAAAAATTTCCAATCGACCTTTCCTGTCTGACAGAGGAAGAAATCTCTCAATTTCAGAAAGACCCATATACGCTTTACAACGGCGATCAGGATGTTGCTCTCTATCTTCGGTATAGCTCCACAGGCCAAAGTGACCAATCCATTGAAGGGCAGCTTCGTGACTGCCGTGCCTTCTGTAAAGCAAACCACTACCGCATTGTAGCAATCTATGTTGACCGAGCAACGACCGCTCACAAAGATGTGGAAAAGCGAGTTCACCTCATGGAAATGGTTGCGGATAGCGCAAAGCAGAATTGGGAATATGTCATCGTCTGGAAGCTCGACCGTTTTGCTCGTAACCGCAACGATAGCGCAATTATGAAAATGCGTCTGCGGAAGAACGGCGTGAAAGTCCTCTCCGCCACAGAACACCTTACCGACAGCCCTGAGAGTATCATCTTGGAGTCTGTGTTAGAGGGTATGGCTGAGTTTTTCTCCGCCGAGCTGTCGCAGAAGGTCACAAGAGGTATGCGTGAGTCCGCCTTAAAGTGCCACAGTGTAGGCGGTCATATCCCCCTTGGGTACAAGGTGGAAAATCACAAACTGGTCGTTGACCCCGACACCGCCCACATCGTTCAGGAAGCGTTCTCTCTTTATGCCAACGGTGAAAGTGTCGCTGACATTTGCCGAAAGTTTAACTCTGCCGGATATAAGACCGCCAAAAACACGGAGTTCAACCGCAGTAGCTTTAAGGCCATGTTCCGTAATACTCGTTACATCGGCACTTATACCTACAAGGATATTGTGATTGAAAATGGTATTCCAGCCATCATTGACAAGGAGCTATTTGAAACGGTACAGCGGCGGCTTTCTAAGACCGCCACAGCCCCAGCAAGGGGCAAGGCTAAGGTAGATTACCTCTTGTCTGGAAAGCTGTTCTGCGGTCATTGTGGGGCTTCTATGAACGGTGAAAGCGGAGCCGGTAGACATGGCAAGGTCTACCACTACTATTCCTGCTACACGAAAAAGAGAAAACTTGGGTGTGACAAGCGACCTTTGAAAAAAGATTATATCGAAGGGATAGTAGCCCGTGACGCTCTCAACCTTTTGACCGATCAGCTCATTGATGAAATTGCAGACATGGCAATCCGGCAGAGTGAACAGGATTTAATAAACGACACACACATTCCGCAGTTGACCGCTCAGTTATCGGAGGTCGAAAAGTCAATCACAAATATCACCGCTGCCATTGAAAAGGGTATTGCTTCCGAAACATTGATGAACCGACTTGTCCAGCTCGAACATGAAAAGAAGACCCTCAACAAAGAGATCAAAGCTGAGGAAAAATTCGTCTACCGAATTGACCGTGACCAGATTGTATTCTGGTTGAGCCAGTTCAAATACGGGAATATCGAAGACGAAGACTTCCGCAGGCGGCTCATTGATTTGCTCGTTAATTCCGTTACAGTGTGGGACGAACCTGACGGATATAAAATCACTACCGCATATAACCTAACCTCTTGCAAAACCAAGACTTTCCGGGTAGAAAAGAACCCCGCCGCCGAAGAAGCGACAGGGTTCGATTTTGGGGAGTCTGAGTGTACCATTGAGCGCATATCCGAACCCTACATTGTGTGGGGAACGGTATTCGTTCAAACCAAAAGACACTCCTTACCTTAATTGGTAGGGAGTGTCTTCTTTTATTCTTCGCCGGAATACCCGTTCGCTCTGGCGCATTTCAGCGCACCCAAGATCATCTTGTCCTGAGCCAGAGTTCGTTCTTTCAGCTCATAGAGTGGAGTACGGCGATGATCGTCCCATTCAATGAGCTGCTTTTTGTCATGAACGACTTGACCCTCATAGAGATTGATAACCTTGTCGAGCGTGATTTCTTTCAGCACTTGCATTTTCTCACCCCTGAGCGTCCTCGTCTGAGGTTTCTTTTGACTTGACCTTAATGCCGTACAGAATGGCAAGTTCAGCAGTCCAAGCCGCAAACCAGCCGACCGTCAATTCTGTGTCAACTGTGTGACCGCAGGCGTTCAAAATCAGAACCACAACAGCGTACCAAGTCAGATTGAAGATGGACAAGATCGTGAACTTTGTACGCTTTCTCATTCTTTTCTTCTTCGGCTTAGGTTGCACTCGTTTACCACCCATAGGAAGCCCTCTCAGCGACTCAGGAAGCGTTCATGCACGAAGCCAGTATAATTTACCCTCTTGTGCGAGAACGCCACATAGAGCCATTTAACACCGTTTACAACGGTATAGTAGCCGTAGTTCTTGACGGTGGTTCCCTTGGGGATTGTCACCAGCACTCTACTGTCCGTCCCGGCAGCGTCACGAACATTCAGGCCAGCACCAGCGGTCACGGTGTAAGTGCCTGCCACAGCCTTATTGAAAGACCGTGCGACACCTTTTGCCTTGACCTCGGTGGTAGGAACGGGCTTGACCATTTCGGGCTGTGCGGGAGTCACGGTTTTATCGTAGATCACATAGGGGAGGTGTCCGTGCTTCTTCCACATACGAGTATTGTACCCGTTCTTTTTTCCGATGTTGCCGACAGCGGTGATCTGCACATTGTTCGCCCAACGAGGGGAACACTCGACCGCCAGACCGTTTCCGATATACACGCCGATGTGTCCCGTAGTCCACAGCACCTCACCGGGGTCAATCTTGTCCCACCCGGAAGCCGTAGCGTCCTTGCACCTTTTAATCATGGTGTCAGCGCCCTCGTCAGGTACGCCGTTGGTGGCGTACTTCGCACCGCCGTAAGACTTGGTTTTATCACCAGTCCAGCCCCACAAAACGGCTTTGATAAGGTTCACACAATCAAAGCCGAAGGTGTCAGGGGTCGCCGCCATAATCATAGAGGTACGAGCTGCCGCCATATTGTAGGGGTGGTTCTTGATATACCGAGACTTGTTTGTGTCGGTCAGCGGCGCACCAAAGCACCCCATGACATACAGGGTCTTATAGTGCTTGGCAATATCAACGACCTTGGCGACCAGTTCACTTGATTTCATCATAGCTCTTGTCCTCCTTGGTAGCGTCCAAAATGGCCTTGAACTTCGTAAATGCTTCTGCGATGTACTTGCAGGACACCATGAGTACCGCACCAATAATCACCAAATTGCTGAAAATATCCACATACTCAGTCGGAATTTCCCACCCGACCATATCCGCAAACAGCGGCAGCGTGGTAATAGCCACACACAGCAGGGTCAGACCACAGACAAAAGCGGTGATCTTCAAGCCGGAGTTTATCAGCTTTTCCTTGCTGAACGGTTCCAGCAGGATTTTGATGTTGTAATACAGAGAAAAGGACACATTGGAAAGGTAGGCACACAGAAAAATCAGCATAGCCCAGCCGATATTCGTCAGGTTGTGCAAAATGGTTTCGAGCATAATTTTTACCTCCAATTTTTAATTTAGGTGAGTTAGGTGAGTAATCGAGCGTTTTTCCTATAAACTCCCTCTTATACACGCATACTAAGAGAAAGTTATAGGGATTTTGACCCGATTACTCACCTTTATCACCTTACTTTCGGGTCATGCAGGCTTGTGAAAGCCCTCCAAGTCCTCGATACGGTGGTTGATGACCTTGATTTGTTCCTCAACCACAGGAACACGCCTTGCGAAATTGTTGTGTTCCCTCACTTCACGGGCCAGTTCGTTCAACTTGGTTTCGATAACCGCCTGTTGCTTGTCCAGTTTTGCGTCAACCTTGCTGGCGGACTTGCTGGACGAGTAGATGATACCAAGCAGGCTCAGACTACCCGTAATAATAGCGACCAGAATTGCGTCACTCATGTCCTGCCCCCTTTTTTACTTGCCGGTGTATTCTTCCCAGCCAGCGGGATAAGCGTCCGGGGAATACACATTTCCGTCAATCAGACTGCGGTACAGCTTGTCGTTGTAACTCACGATGTCACCCTTGTTGTAAGCGTCATGAGCGCCTGTGGGCTGAGTCCACACAGGGTAGCCGGAGGGGGTCAGGCCAATCGGAGTGTAGAGAGCGGGAAGTGCGTCAGGCTTCCAATCTGCTTGGGAAGTGTGCGCCTGTACTACCTTGTAGAGCTGCGGGTCGCCTACACCGTTCACACCGTAGGTGAAATAATCACCAACAGCATAGGCATGACCGACCTGATAGGGGTCATAGATGGTTGCAACCACCATCGCAGAGTCTTCGTCAAGGCTTTTGGCGAACATCTGAACAGCCTTGCGGAACTGCTCAGAATTACGAATGTCGTTCGGGTCAGTCAGCAGAGCGGTCAGACTGGAAGCGTAAACGCCATCGTCCACTTCTTCGACCGAAACCGTTTCAACACCGTCCAGTTCGGGGTGTCCGTTGACATGGTATACGGTACCGTTCAAGGCAATACCCTGTGCATTGTCCTCGACCGTCAGGCCGTAGCAGCCATTTTCCTGCATACATACCCAAGTTAGATTGCTCACAATGCCGAGAACTGCGTCCTTCTTGATGATTTTATACATGGCTTTTCCAACCTTTCTCGTCCGGGTAGAACCCGTACAATGATTTGAAATACTGATTAGTGCGCTGTCGCACCTTGAAGCTGTGACCTCGCTTCATGTGACCGTTGTAGGAGTCTACGGAACACCGAATATCAGCCAAGGTCATTTCGCCCCGGTCGAGCTTTCCTCGGAAAGCCCTGAGCTTGTGTCGAACGATTTTTGTTGAGTCCTTGTTCATCTTCCGAACAACCTTGCCGGTCGGTGTGATGATGAACCTCGTTTTCAACCAGCGGTAATAATCTCTGAGAGGAATGACCCTTGTCTTCTTCAAATTCAGTTCCAGACCGCACTTCTCGCAGATGATCTTTAACCCGTCCATACAGAGATACAGGTCATCAATGTCAGGGCTGATTGCCACACCATCGTCCATGTATCGCTCATAGGCTTTGATACGGCAGACCTCTTTGAAATAGTGGTCAATCATATTGGGAAGCATGAGGGCGTTTGTCTGAGATACCTGACTGCCAAGACCCAAGCCCACAGAACCGAAGTCCGTAATAAAGCTGTTCGCAAGCTCTCTGATTTTCGGGTCATGAAGTCTACGGTCGGCTTCACGGAACAGTGGCTCGTGTGGAGCTGAGTCAAAGAAGCTGTGAAAATCGTAAAGCAGAACCCCTCCTTCCAGACCGTACTTCCTGTAATGCCGTTGGAGGTAACAGGTCATGCGGCGCAGGGCGAAGTCCATACCTCGGTGCTTCAAACTGGCTGAGTTGTCATAGATGAAACAGGCCGAATAGATGGGAACCAAGCAGTAGTCACACAGACACTTTTGAACCGTTCGTTCCGTGATGTGGACTGATCGGATATACCGCTTCTTCCCTCGCTCCATGATGGTGAAAGCGTGAAAACCACGGTGCTTGAAAGTTCCGTTTTGAAGTTCACGATGGGTCTTTGCGATGATCGGAATGATATTGCCGATATACCGCTGAGTTGAGTTTTTCCAGTAGACACCCTTACAGCATTTCTTCCCGGAAAGGTAAAGGTGTCTGAACGAAAAGACTTCATCGAAATCACCACACTCTTTGCTTCGCCGCAGACGAGCTTCGTCCCGCTTGGCTTTCCTGCGCTGATAACGGGCTTCTCTCCGTTCTTCACTTGTCATAGAAGGTTCCCCTCCGTACAGTCTTATTGTCGGGTACGGGTTCTAACTGCTTGTAGTACCAGCCATGAAATGAGCTACCGTACAATCGCTCACCATGCAAGAAGCGTCCGGCTGACTACATCGGACGGGGTGTTTTGGCTTGGTAGCCGGGAACAAGCCCTCCCTCTGCAAAAGGTACTGATTTCGCCCAAAGGGGTTACTGCGACTGACCTATGCGAAGTTGCAGAGTCCGAAGGACACGCCATTGGAGTTGCTGGCGTTGTTATTGTTGGCGTTGCCGTTGTTGTTCACATTACAGAAGTTGTTGGTGTTGCCGGAATTAGGAGAACGCTCCCACCAGTTGTTCGCAGAAACGGTAACAATTACAGGGCTTGACCCAATGAAAAACTCATGCCGGGAGGTCTTTATACCTCTCGTGGTCAGCTTTCCGAACCTTGGAGATAAGCTGTGCTTCGTCCGTGATGTACTCTCCAAATTCCTTCATAGCGTGGTCAATCCACGGACATTTTTCAGGGTTTTGGAGAATAGCGTCATAGAGCAAAGTCAGCTTCGGGCTAAGATTTTGAAGGGCGATGTTGGCGTTAATCAGGTGATCTCGCCGCATTTGCGCTTCATGCTGATTGTGCGGGTAGATGTTGTTCGCCGCTCGGACTTCCTCGTGAACCGTGGAAGCCAGCTCGAAGATACGGTTTGTCAGCAGAGGTGCGTATCTTTTAGGAGCCTTGGTGCAGACGGAGAAAGCGTGAAGCTCTAACCGTCTGGCGGTTTCGATGAACTGCATGGAGCTTTCGCCACGCATAGCTTTGATGACTGACACGCCAACATTCCTTTCTTACACCGCCCCTGACGGGGCGGGATTGGTGTTGATGAAACCGGGGATTAAACGCAGAAGCCGAAGGACACGCCAAAGGAGTTGCTGGCGGAGATATAGCTGGCGGTGCCGTTGTTGTTCACACAACAGAAGTTGTTGGTGTTGCCGGAACGAGGAGAACGCTCCCACCAGTAGTACGCAGAACCATTGACCTTCTTAATGGTGCTGTTGCCAGCGGTGTAATACTCGTATTGCTTACCCTCACCGGCGTAAGAATACTGAGTAGCACCAAAGACTTCAATCTCGGACAGAAGGAACAGCTTGTCGGAAGTGGTTTCCAGACCGGAACTGTTGTTACCTACGCTGGTCACTTTGTTGACGAACTTCAACACACTTTTCAGGTCAGAGGAAAGCTGGTTCAACAGTGTTGCCATTGTGGAGGTACGCATAGTGGAACCACGCCAGCCGTTCACATTGGTATTGGAGCCGTTCATGGAATAGGTCGTGTTCAAACAATCGACCAACTGGAAGGTAATACCGGCCTTGGTGCGGCTACCGTCTGCGGTGGTCAGAGTGTCGTGGTCAAAGCCGATGATCTGCGCCGCATAGGTCACGCCGTTGACGGTAATGTTCTTCTTGTCACCGACCTTCCAGTAGTTCGGAGCCTGACCGAACTTGGAAACAGCGGCGATGTTATCCCAAGAGGTAGCTTCCAGCGTAGCGCCAACCACAAAGGGATAGACATACACAATACCGATGACTTCCAGCGTGTAAACCTTGGTTTTCTGAGAACCGTTATAAGTAAACACGATAGTCCAGTTACCCAGCTCGGTCGGGTACAGAGTGGCATAGCCGATCGAAGCAACCTTACCGGTCAGGGTTTTACCGCCCCTGCTCATGGTGACGGTCGAGCCTGTATCAGCGATGACACGCACCTCTGCGGGAGAACCCTTCTGGCTCAGAGCGTACAGAGCGTCATTCACCGTAGGGTCGCTGCCGCTCAGTTCCAGTGCCGACTTGGTGGTATCGGACAGCAGATTTGCCTTGCTCATGGCTGTGCCGACCACATCACAGCCTGCGGCGTTCAGACCAATGTCGAGGGTGGCGGTTCCGGCGAGAAGCTGTGTGCGCCATTCCTCGAAGGTTGCAGGCATATCGGTAGGAGCCTTGATAGAACGGGACTTACCGTTGCCCTTAATGACAGTATCTTTCATGAAATTTCCTCCTTACTCTCCGCAGTTATACAGACCAACATAGGCGAAAGCGTCCACCGTGCGGTCGATCTTGGAATACAGCTCGGTTTCTACCTCGGTCAGTGTTGTGTCGATGACATACAGGAGATATTCAATGTTGTTTGCCGTGGAAAAAGTGAGATTGTCCAGACTGCTCGGAACCGGCGGTACGTCCGGGGGAAGCGTAAGCTGCTTTCGGAGAACCGTCAGGTTGTTCAAGTAGGCTTTCACGAGAGATTGGGTGGGTGTATCACCCATCGTCCAATTCGTCTTTGCCGCAACCACCACCGAGGAAGGGTCATACGGAACTTCATAGATCGGGTCATCAGCGACTCCTTTCTCCGCTCGGTATGCCGCCAACTGTCCGGGGAGAGAAGTCATGCGGTTGGCAATATAAGTTACCGCCTGCCCTACACGGTTCATGTCCCCGTAATTGTAAGCACCCTTCATGCCAGCCATGTACTCGGCCTTTTCCTCAGCGGAAAGGCTCGAAAGCCCTTCCGTGAGGATTTTGTTTTTCAGGGTAAAAACCCTGTCTACATCAGCCTGTGTGCGGTCGTAGACGAGAGTATCAATAATGCTCATATCAGACCTTTCACCTTCAACTTTCCGCTCAGAGAGCCGTTAAATGTGATCTCGTCCACCAAGATCAATGCGTCCATTTCATCGGTGTAGAGCGTCTGCAAGCCAATCACATCGCCCACTTCCAACTCAGGATTGCCACGGTACTTTGTCTGATAGGTGTTCTGCATTTGCAGATACTTTTTCACCTGATTGGCAAGAGCGGCGCACATCGTATCGTTGGTGATAAGGGGGTTTTCCTCCTTGTCGATTTCTCCATCGAGAGCTACGGGATAGGAAACGACCACCGAGTTCTCAGACAGAGTTTTACCGGTAACAACTACGGTTTTAGTGCCGGAGGATAACACCAAATCCGCAGCTCTGGCGTAAATGTTGGAGGATACCAACGAGCCGCCAGAAACAGAGATAGAAACATCTTGCGCAAGACCAGAGAACTCGACATGAAGCTGAGTTTCGGTGGTCGTTCCCTCGAAAAGTTTGGTGGTGTCATTTGCCGCCGTGTACGCATACTTGGCGACAGACACCGCTTTGAGCTGGTCGATTTTTGCGATGGATTGAGAGTCCTTATCAATCGAGTCAAAGTCCAGCGTGAAGTCCGTTTCACGGTAGTAGAGCTTGCTCACCCGCATACGGCGATACGGCAGGCCACCGTCCATCGTTACCTCAATTTTGGTGCAGTCAATCGCCGCTTCGCTGTTGACAAACACCTCCGCAGAAGTGATACCCTTCACAGTCTGCGTGTCCAGCAGCTTCGTCCCGGCGTAATACTTCACCTGAATAGAGGTGGGGTACTCGTCCAAGGGGGTATCAAAGCGGAGAGCCAGCACGGGAAGGTCGTGAGAAACATCAAAGGTCTTGGTGAAGGTCGGCTTTGTGGTATAAGTGCCATCTGCCGCAGTCATCGCTTCGCTGATAAACCCTCGACCGGAGGGGTTGGTATCTTCAACAATAACCTGATCTCCACCGTCCAATGTCCAGCGGTTCAGTTCCAACGCCGCATAGGTGTTGCCGACCTTATTGCCACGGTCAACAGTGTCCCACTCGCTGTACCACAGATGACCGTTATCCGCCCATACGCCGCTGTAAATACCAACCACAGTCACGCCAAAAGGTTTGATGTGAATGATATTGTCATCGTCTGTAAACAGGCGGCAGCGGCAGGCGTGAGCGATCAGTTGCAGGCAGTTCATGTGCGAGTCAATGGGGAGCGCCGCCGTAGTGAACATCTGCTTCAAGGTTGGGTCAATCACCCACGGGTGTGTACCCTGCGCTGTCAGCGTCAGGTCTGCGTCCAAAAGCACTTCCTCAGCCATGTCATAGAAGTTTTTGGAGCCGAGCTTACTCTTGTAGAAGGTTCCGGTCAGACTTCCAACCAGACCTGTCCCTGTGAAGGTGGCCTGATTTTTGGCGGCTTTCGGTTTGCTGTTCAGCACATACTTGTCCGCTTTCAGCCACTCGACCTTGCCCGTGGGAAGCATATAACCGTATCGGAGAGAAATCGGTGACTTCTTATCCAGATAGGCATAAATGCCTTTCGGGTTATCCGGGTCATAATTGTGTTCGTAGTCCAAAAGAACGAACTGCATGGTTTCCTGCGGCAGTCTGCGGGAGAGCGGGTCTACATCGTGAGACTCCTTGATGGAAACAATGTCATCATTTCCAAATTTCTTCTGCACACCGTAGAGAACCTGTTGCAACCGAGGTCGGCGGTACGGGAGGGTGTTCCCCATCGTCAACACGATCTTGTCACAAGAAGCGACCTTCGTGTTGATGACCAACTCTGTTCCCTCTACGGGAAGGGTCAGACTTTCCAGTACCGCCCCATTCAGGTAGAAATCAACCGTCACGGTATCAGGCCATTCCTGATAGCGGGTGTCAAAAGTCAGAGTGATACCGGGGAAGGTATGAGGATTGCTGAAAGCACGGGTTAGCACCGCAGGGGTGGTGAACTTGCCCTTAGCATTACTCATGTGACTCGAAACAAAGCCGTCATACATCGTCCCGGAAGAAGGAACGATGACCGTATTCCCGTCCAGCGCCCACCGGTTCAGCTCCAACGCCGCATAGGACTCCTGATAATCATATCCGTAGTCCAGCGTGTCGAACTCAGAATAGCTCTGCGCCCCGTTGCTGACCCAATTACCGTCTGTTGCCGCCGCCGTGTCCACCTGAGAGAAGATGATCTCCACAAAGGACTGCTCACGGAGCAAAGACTTCATCGACAGCTTGTAAGCGTTGCTTACCTGTTTCACGGCTACACCTCCTTAAAACGGTTCGCCGCAGTCAATGATGTTGACTTTGCAGTTGATGTAGTCCGCAGGAAGCCCCGTGTTCGGGTCAAGATGGTACGGGGTCGCCGTGCGGTCGCCGGGGTACATCTTTCTGGTTGTCCAGCGGTTGTTTACCATATCAGGATAAGTGACCGTCACAAAGAAGTTCTTATCAAAAATCTGCAACATGGCAGACCACTGTTCCGCTGTCAAGTAGCCCCAAAAGAGGTTGTTGAGCTTCTGTTGATCTCTGCCTACCTTCTGACCTACCACAACGCCGTTGGCATTTCTGGCGGAGTCTACGATAGTGGCAGACAGCAGCTCTAAGCCCCTGCGGGGCTGAGGAAACTTTGTGCCATTGATTGTAATGAAACTTTGCATTTCCTCAGCCCTCCTTAGTAGGCATTACTGAAAGCGCCGGTATTCACACGAACACCTCTGGCTCGGTTATAACGGTCATAAGACTCACCGATCTGATTGTCACCAATATTCACGGAGAAGTCCTTTTCCTCAACGACATTCAGCAGAGCGTAAATAGCGGCGATTACGCCATCGTTGGCGATGGACACGCCTGCGGAGATACCCTCAACGATCTGGTCATTGTTGGCAACCGCCGTTCTGCGCCCCATCGCACCGACCATTTCCGCACCCGCTTCACGGGCGATAAAAAGCTGTCCTTCGTTCGGGAAGCCGCCGTCTTCAAAGAACGGAATGTGCGGAATATCCACCAATCGAATATCAAACGCCGGAATAAGCGTGATACCCATAACAGACAGGCCATTGAACTGGATATGGAACATATCATTGATTGCGTCAATGACACCGTTCACAAGTCCAATGATGGAGTTTGCCATCTGCCGTACAAAGCGAGTAATGGGGTTATCGTCCAGCGTCCATGCCGCATACGACAGGGACAGACCCGCCGCCAGTACCGCAAGGCCAAGGCCAACACCCGCACCGCTCAGGCACAGCAGGACACCGAGAACGATCAATGCGCCGCTGAGAATACCCGTGATGACCGATACGACTTTCTTAATGGAATTAACCACAAAATCCCAATTCAGGGTAGCAACAGCGCCAAGGCTCAATGCGCCAGCCGCCATCAGGCCAAGGCCGAGAGGAAGGGCGACTCCGCTTAGAGCAAGGATAGCGCCGACCGCCAAGAGAGCGCCGCCGACAACGGTGGTAATCATGTTGATCTTCTGCTGAACATTGTCAGAGAGGTCATTCCAGTTCGGCATGATAGCCGTACCCATTGTGACCGCACCCGCCGCCAGCAGAGCCAGACCCAACGGAATATTCGCCCCGGAGAACGCCAGTGCCGCACCGATAGCGAGGAACGCCACAGATACGACCGTGGTAATAATGGCAATCACATTCTGGATTTCATCGCTCAGGCCATTCCAGTTGAGAGCCATTACGGAAACCAGAGAAGTAGCACCAATCGCCATCAGCGCAATACCGAGGGGCATACACCCGGAGAAAGCGAGGATAGCGCCGAGAGCCAAAGTTGCTCCGCTGACCAGCAATCCGACTCTGGACAAGGGAGAAGCCAGAGCGTCCGGGATACTGTTCCAGTTCAGAGCTGCGGCAGATACAAGCGTGACAGCACCAACAGCCATCAGCGCAATACCCAGCCCGGTTGCGACCCCGGTAAAGGCCAACATAGCGCCTACCGCCAGAGAAGCACCCGCCAGAACTCCCGTTAAGGTGGTCAAAGCGTCAGTGAGATGCCGGTCGCTGTTATGCCAGTTGATAACAGCGGCAGATACAAGGCTTACCCCGCCCAAGGCCATCAAAGCGATACCAAGAGGAAGGTTCGCCCCGGAGAACGCCATAATTGCGCCAAGAGCCAGCAGGAAGCCGCCGACAACACCTGTAATGAGAGCCAGCGTACTTGCCAGTTCGCTACTCATAGCAGTCCAATTCAGCCCAACGGTAGCCGCAAGGCCGACCGCACCCGCCGCCATCAGGCCGACACCCAGCGGAATATTCACGCCGGTTACGACCAGAATTGCACCTACCGCCAGCATAAAGCCGGAAACAATCGTAGTGATCTCTGCGAGAGTGTCCTCAATCATCTTCTTGATTTCACCAATGCGGGTCTGCACAGCGTCACCAAGGAAATCGTAGGTGGGCAAATCGAAATCAAATCCGCCTGCGCCACCAGCACCCGCCCCGGAACCGCTTCCCGTGTTGGGAGCAAAGACATTCAGCTCGTCAAAGCCTGCGGTGTACTGCTTCAACTTCTTGGCAGCACCGGCAGCGTCATCGAGATTATCAGCCAAAGACCCAGCGCCGACAGCAGCGCTATTCACTCCTGAATAGTCCACCTCTGTCAACTTGAAACCCGCAAGGTTGGCAAGGGCATTGGCGATTTCTCGAATGACCTGAACAACAGCGATTGCATAGGGAAGAATTGCGTTCAGTGCGGGAATGAAGATGTTACCGATAGCTCGTGCGGCCTGTGTAAGCTGTGCCTGCAAGATACGAAGCTGGTTTGCGGGAGCTTCCAGCGTTCTCGCCATATCACCCTGAGCGGTTGTCACCTGAGTCATAATGGCGTAGTATCTCAGCTCGGCCTTTTCTGCCTGCGTCATGTTGGCAACGCTTTCCTTGATACCAAGGTTAAGTGCTGTTTGCTGTAACTTTGCTTGCGATAGATCGTAGCCCAAGCGCCGCAGAGGTTCCAACTCGCCAGAAATACCAGACTGTAACTTCAACATAGCTTCTTCGATAGGAATATTTGCATACGAAGAAAGGTCATAACCCAACTGTGTCAGGTTTTGGCTCATGAGCTGCGCTCGTTCAGCCGTGTCACCGAAGCCGGTCAGCAGTGTGTTGAAAATACCCTGATTGCGAAGCCACTGTGCCGGGTCAATTCCCATAATGTCAGATACATATTCCGCATATTCTTTTGCTTCATCTGCATACTGCCCCAAGGCAACTGTGAACAGGTTCAAGTCTTCTTGGTACTTGTTGGACTCCGTGACCGCCTGTGCGATAAAATGACCGATTTTGCGGAAAGTGATTGCAACAGCGGCGACATTCAACGCTTTCAATCCGCTCGTGAACTTCCCGGTCGTGGTGGTTGCTTTACGGGCAGAAGCGTTGTATTTCTCCGTGCTGGTAATCAGCTTTTGGATTTTGGACGGAAACGCCGAGAAACCGTTGGACACCTTCTGCATTTCATCGGCAAAAGGCTTCATGGCGGCGGCAAGAGCGGTCATCTGCTGTGTGAACTTATCAATGTCCGCCGCTTCCAAATCCTCGATCACCTTCGGCAGCTTGGAGAGCTGATTGATAAAGGTGGTCATATTAGCCTTACCCAACTCAGAGAGAGGGCGTAAACCGTTGGCAAGGGAAGTCAGCTTGTCGCCGTCCGTCCATTTCAGGCCAGCGAGAGCGGTGTTGATTGCCGTGAGCTGGTTGGCGATGGAGGAAGAAATCTTCACATTTCCAACCTGACTCAGAGCGGTCAGCGCATTGGTAAGCCGGGTGATCTTCTGCGAAGCGTCACCGCTGTTCAAGCCTTTCAGAGAATTGGAAAGCTCCCGAATACCCTGAGCGGTCTTGCTCAGACCCGTTGCGCCGCCGTTGGTAGCGGTTTTCAAACGATTGAGCGTGTTAATCAGGTTTTGAAGTCCTGTGACCGCCTGCGTACTGTCATTGACGATCTGAAACTCCAATCCCTGAATTTCCACATTGTCAGCCACTTACGCCACCACCTTTCTCTTGAAATTTCTTATTGACCGATACCATAAAGGCTTCCATGTATGCCTTGGCTTGGTCATCGTGTTTTTCTTGAAGCTGCTTCTGCTGTTTCTTATCCTGCCGACTGAACAGCTCATAGGGGCTTTCCCGATACGGCGTGGGCTTGGTTCCCTTCTTGGCGAAAGCACGAAGAACCGGGGCAGCGTCAATAAGCGCTTCGTAAAAATAAGCTCCTTGAAGCCAAGCGTCTTGATTTCTCAGGTCTTGCCTGATCTGCGCCGCCTTTCGGTAATACTTCACCAATTCACAGTCCTGTTCCCAAAACTGCTCATAGGTCATGCCAATGGACAGATAGTACGGAAAAACCTCATAAAACTTTGGCGTGTAAGCGAGAAGGGGAGCGGGGCGATGGTCGCCGCCGCCCCCCTCACTTCTGGAAGATCGGTCGCTTACCAGCCGGTCTTCCAGCTCAGGTTTCCCTCGTTGCCCTCCTGCTCAGGCTCGTCCAGCAGACTCAGCAGGGGGTCGTTATACATCTCTACCAGAGCGGCAATCAGCTCGTCCTTGTGGTTCATACGAGCGTAAATACTGTCGATCACATCACGCTTTACGAACCGATGATGGGCGAGGAACGCACCGGCAAACAGAGCCGGAAGCAGAGTCATAGGCTTGCGCTCCACATCGGCGGCAACAAAGCCGTTCTTCTCCATTGCTTCAACGGTCTTGCGGGTGTATTCCAGCGTGTAGGTCACACCGGTAGTAGGGTCATTGATCGTCAACTGCTTTGCCATGATAAATCCTCCTTATCAATACGGCGATTGTTGGTGTCTTAGGTTGCGGAGAAAGCGATGGGGGTGGAAGGAGCGATGGTGATGTTCATGTTCACCACTTCGTTCACGCCGCCGCCCACGGGATACACGGACAGCTCACCGTCAAAGCTGAACTTGCCGTTAGAGCCATCGGGGGTAACAACACCCTTGCTCTCGGTGCCGCCAAACCAGACCGCATAGCTGACCTTCTTGCCTTCCAAAGCCTTAAGGGTCTGGAAATCAGCCAGCGTGTAGTTGGCGGTGAAGGACAGACCATCGAGGGACTGGATACCGGCGATGTAGGTCTGCATATTGTCGCTCAGGGTGGTGGTTTCCAGCATTTCGGGTTCGCCGCCGAGGTCAGGAAACTCCTTAATGTCGATCAGCTTGCTCCACTGTTCACCAGTGTCGGCTTTCTTCATCAGAAAAACCTTGTAGGTGGAAATAGCCATTTCATTTACCTCCTATAAAGAGTGGTTCCGTCCGTTTCAGCCTTGTATCGGGCAACCAGACGGTAGATTGTTGCGTTCTCCAAATTGGGAACCGGGGACAAAGAAGTGCGCCGGAAATTCTTGGCGTACATGAGATCGTCCACAAACCTCATGATTTTTCGGCAAACGGATTTCTTACCGCCTGCCTTATCGGAGTAGACATTCACCTCGTACATCAGCGTAGCGAACCTCTCCGTATCGCCGCTGTCCATGTGAGCTTCCGTGGTGTAGTTATCCTGCTCCACCAAACTCACATAGGGAAAACGAGTAGGAGCGTTGACATACTCGCCGCTGACCAAGATACCGGGAAACTGCGCTCTCAGGGCTTCCGCAATCGGCGTGTAGATTTGACTCTCCACATCAATCATGAAAACACCTCCTTCGCAATTTCCGTGAGCCGGTCTTGCAGCTCCTTTACCGTTTCATACATCGGCATATTTGCGGGATTGCCGTGAGTGATGACCACGAACCCGCCGTTCTTCTTTTCTTTCAGCACTCCGTTCGTGCCGGGGTCGCCGTAATAACCCCAAGAGTGCTGCTTGCCGTGACCCTGACCGTATTCGCCACGCTTCATACCGAGTTCTCCGGCTTCCGGGTGATCGTCCGGGTAGGTCACGCCTGTGCCGAACTCAATGAACAGGGTAGCTCCGCCTGTCGCCACCACCGCTCGAACATTGTTCCCACGAGGTTCCACCGTCACGGAAACATCATTTGTGCCGTCATAAACAGCCTGCGAGAACTTAACAGAAGCTCTTTCCATGCCCTCTTGCGCCACCCGGTCGAGAAAGACCGCAGTCCGCTCTTGAAGCCGGTTCTTCCAGTTCTCGGTTTCCCGTATCAGCCGCTCAATCCCTCTCCCGGAGAGCGGAGCATTGATCGTCTGACTCACGATACCGTCACCTTACTGACTGCATAGGAAATGGAATTGAGGGACTTGGCGACCCGCTTGACCATGTAATCGTAGAGCGGCTTCCCGTCCTCGTCATACTGCGGTTCTTTGTCGATGAACAGCACGGTATTCTCGTCAATGGGGCAGCTCAGGTCATCGGTGACGATCACCTTGTCGTACCCTGCGAAATTACCGAACTGCTCCACCTGAGCGGAGCCGGTCGCCGCCGAGATATTGGCGTTCATCGCCACGGCAGGCTTGTAAACCACCAGTTCCTCGCCGGTTTCGTTGCCGTACTCGTCCTTGGCGGGAGCCTTGCTGTCATACAGCAGATACCAGAAGGGCGATTTGTTGCGGTTCAGCGTCCTCATGTACTCAACCTCCTATCACAGCGGCAAAGGGAACAATGTCCCTCAGCAGCGTAGGCGGTACATCGCCGTCTTCATAGGAGCGGGAGATACCGTTCTCGCTGTGAGCGGTCTGCCCTTCGGCTCCCCGCTTGTTCAGCAGATACACGGCGATCTCCACCTGAATGTGAGCGTATTGGTCAGGAACAGCGGTCACGGTGGGGTCAAAGGGGTATGCCTTGCGGCACACCTTGTTTCCGGCGATAGAAAGGTAGGTGGAAAGCGTGTCCTCGTCTGTCTCGCCGGTCATGGCTTTCACCATTTTCAACTTCTCAGCGTCCGTCATGCTTTCCACCTCCTGTCATTCAGCGGGTTCCTCGGACTTCTTGCGGGACTTCTTGATAACGGGGATGGGATTTTCCTCGGACAGATTGAACTTGGTAATGATTTCCTCACGGGTGAGGGCTACGGGGTTGTCGAGAGTATCGGCAACCACCGTACCCATCACCACAGAGGTACTTTCCAGTTCACGCCGAGTAATCACCTTGTCCTTTGCGGTAAAGCCTACATTACGGAAGTGATCTCCCTCCCTCACATACACTTTTCCGTCAGAAACATAGAACATGGTGAACCTCCTTAGCCGTTGGTGATGATCTTCGCCAGAGCAATCGTCTTGGGGTCAGCCACGATAGACCAGTTGGCGGTAGCCGCAAGCTGAGCGTCCGTGGGAGAAGCGGTGTAGCCGCTGGTGGGCTTGGTAAAGCTGAAACCGTTGGGGTGCATGGTTTCACGGATACGAGTCACCAGAGCGTCATAGCCGCCGCCCGTAAGAGCGTCACGGGTCAGCTCGGAAGGAACCTTCACGGGGGCAGGAGCGTACTGGATAGCACCCAGACCGAGAACGTAGGTGGTATAGGTCGCCGCCTTGGAAGTATCCGCTGCGGTGGTGGGACAGCCATCGTCCACGACTACGGTCATGCCGTTCACCGTGCCGATACGCAGGGGGCGCTCCACGCCGTTTGCGTCCGTGTACTTGAGAAATTCCAGCAGTTTCAGGCCAGCCATGTTAGTGGCGACCTTGCTGTGCATAAACACAAGCTGGAAAGCATCCTGATTGTCGCCCACGGCCTTCTGGATAGCGTCACCGATGGTGGTAGCGCCCATCTTGTTAGCGTCCGCAACGGTGGTAGAAGCGGAAGACAGGTCGGTGGTGTGGTTTGCCCAATCCGCAAACTCACCGCTGCCGGTCACGCCGAAGACCGCATTGAGGATTTTCAGCATGATGGACTGACGCTGCTTCTGCCAATACTTGGATACCTGAGACACGATCTGCTGCATGGGGTCGGCACCGCTGTTGTAATCAACGATGAAATCCTTCTCCTTCCAGCCGTGCGCACGACCGAATACGATACCGTTCTGAGCGCCGCCAGCGGGGTCGGTCAGGGTGATGTCGGTTGCGCCATCGTAGTTCTCAGGAGTGCCGCCGATGACCTTGTAGAAAGGCAGGGTGTAGAAGTCAGAGCCGTTGGCAATCAGCCGTGCCAGCTCTGCGTTCGGGGCGACAGCGCCGCTCTCAAACATAGCGGTCAGAGTGGGGTCTTTTGCGTTTGCCCAGTTGTAGTTAAACAGCTCAGGGTCAAACGGGAAACCGAGATAGGTAGCCATAATGTTTTACCTCCATAATTACTTCAAAATTGTCTGCCAGTCAGAATGTTCCTTGATGAACTCCAACTGGGCTTTGGTGTCGAGTTTCAGAAAATCAGCCTTAGTCATCTCACCACCCTTGCCACCGGCAGGGGGCTTGGGGGTTTCTTTCAGAACCTTGGCTTTTACATCTTTTTCATACTGTTCCAGAAACGTCTTCTGTGCGGCAAAGACCTTATCCATCTCACCGTTCGCCATAGCGGTAGCGGCTTCGGTCGCCAGCGACTCAGGATAGCCCTGTGCGGCGAAACTCGCCTTGTAACTGGAAACGGTCTTCTCCTTTTCCAACCCCGCCAGCTTGTTTTTCATTTCCTCGAACATCTGCTCATTTTCCAGCTTCTTGCGTTCTTCCTCAGAAAGCAGCTCATTATGCTTCTTCTTCCAAGACGCAAGCTCGGAAGCAGTCTTGTCAAAAACATCTTTCTTCACATAGCCGGTATAATCAGGGTCGGGAAACTCGTAGTTTGCGAGGGCTTCCGCTTTCTGCTCTGCGGTCATATCCGCAAAGCCCTCAATGGTGGAAACATCAATCTTTGCCATACAATCGTTCCTTTCTGCGCTTTTTAAAGTGCATCTCCGCACTATACCTTTGTGTTTACGGTTCTCTCCGTTTTGTGATTTAAGGCTTCTCTGCCTATTCAACGCCTTACGGCGATTAAACCAAAAGAAAAAGGGCTACCAATACCTTTTCGGTATCAGTAGCCCGTAATGGCTGTCCCTACCGCCTATGCGATAGGCTGTTCATATTTCTTTTTGCTGCTGACCGCCCAAACAACCACTTTCTCGTGCCGCTCGGCGATCTCAACGGTCTTTCCCGTAGTCAAGATTTCCTCAATCTTCCTGACCGCTTCCGGGGTCAGGCGGATTTCCTTTTCCATCAGGATTAACCTCCTTCTGCTTGCTGGCGAGTTCAGCGGCCTTTTTCTCCTGTTCCTCAGCGTAATCCATGCTCATACGGTACGCAAGCTGTGGGTCGGAGAACATACCGCAATGGGTAAAGGCCAGAACGGGAGCAATCTTGGGATTACTGAGCATAGTGGTCAATACGGTCGCTTTCTGAGCAATATTTTCATAATTGCGCCGAGTAAAACGAACCTCCACGTTCGACAGCTTCAATTCCAGATCACTCAGATCGGAACAGATATGCAGAACCAGCTTCAAGAACTCTTTTTCGGAGAGCTTGAACATCAACTCGGAGTCCTTCGCTCTGGCTTCCGCTGCCGACCAACCATCACGCATGATGACCGCAGAGCCGGTATCGCTGGTGGAAGAACCACCGTTGCGGTTTGGCATACCGCAGATCGTCAGCACCGTGTTATAGAGGTGATCGACCAGTGTTTGTGTCTGGCTCTGGTTCAGTTCGGAGGTCAGATACTTGATCTCCGCTTTATACTGCGGGTCAATGTCCTTATACTTGATCGCACCCTCGTCCCGCAGCTTGGAGAAATCATCACCGGAAATGTCAACATTGTGAAACAGCATGAGCGCCTGAACAAACTGTTCTACACCGTCAAGACGGTTGCTGTCCACCGTATTGATAGCGTCCAACAGGGGAAGGACGATCTCAAAAGCTCCCAGCCGAGCGTTGTTCGCCGGGTATTCGATAATGGGAATACCGAGCGACTGGGCTTCTTCCCGGACGATCATACTCTGGTTTTCAACCTCGAAATAGCGGTCTTTCGTATAAATGCTGTAAACCACTACACCGTCCGACCGCTGAATGTACTTCACACCCATTACGGGCGGTTCACCGATGGAATTGGCATACACCACGAAAGCAAACCGAGGGTCGAGGGTGTAAATCTCGAAGGGAGCTTCATCGCTTTCCTTCTCAAACACACTGTCGGGAAGCACCATGCGGTATGCCGTGCCGCAGATGTGAAACCAATCTGCCAGTTCCTTATCCTTTGCGGCCTTATCCTCGGAAAGACAGTAGCCGTTCAGAGTGGTGATCTTGTCGGCAACCATCTTATCATCGCTTCGGCTGACATACTGAATGGGTTCCCCCATTAGATAGCCGACCTTGAAGGACACGATCTCATTGGCACGGTTCTCGACCACATTGTTTTGAATCTCAGGGCGGACTTCCTTTTTACGGTTCAAAATCGGTTGCCTGCCTTTGTAGTAGGCATAGAGATATTCCATATCCGCTTTGTTCGACCAATGTGTGATAAGTGCCTTTCTCAGCACGTTCAGAACATTGTCCCGTGTGATCTCCGTCACATCGGTAAAGATTTTCTTACGACCGAAACAGCCCAAGACAGAATACCTCCCCTCTACCTATTTTCTCTCTTATCATTGTATCAAACTCTCCAATGGTTGTCAATACTAACCTTTTATCATACCATTCGCCACAGCGAAAGTAAAGAACTCAAATAGGCCGTTTGAAAACTTCAACCTTGCCCCCGGACAGCATACGGATTTCGTTCTCCAATAGGGAGAGGGAGTCAGGAGCGTCATCGTGCGGAACCTTACCGGAGCGGGTGTAAGTGGTCACTTCCTTCATGAAGTTCCAATACTGACTGCCCCGCTTGTAGGTGGAGGGGTGCTTGAAGTAGAAGTTCTTCTTGATGTTGTCGGAAGCGAACTCGATACGGGTCTGCTTGTTGGAGATCGTGCGCTTCGTTCGGATACCAACAGAGTACCCTCGATCTCGAATGATCTGGTCAACATCTCTGGCATAATACTGACCGGCGTTGTTGGACTCAAAGACAGCGGAAGCCACCTTGTTCTCAATCAGGCACTTGGCACATTCCGGCTTTGTCACCTCAGCGGGGGAGTCATCAAAGACCACATCAACGATATACACATCGCTGCCGTATATCATCGCCACCGGCATAGAGGTCGAGTCCGAGCCGCTTTCCGCCGTATCGCCAACGGCGATGATGGTGTCCGGGTCACGGTCTTTCGGCAGCTCGAAGAAGTAGTTCATCTCGTCCTTGTTGAACAGCAAACCCTTCGCTTCAAAGGGCTGTTGCTGGAACTCGCTCTCAAACTGCTCCGCACTTAGAAGCTCCCGCTGCTCCCGGAAGTAGGCGGTGGTAAAGACCTTCTTGCCCTCCCGCTCGTACTCATAATTGCTCTCGTCCGTCACGAGATCGAGGGCGGGTATCTCAATCGCTCTCCAAGCCCAGCCCTCCCGCTGTGCGTGTTCCTGCACACGACCGATGGGGTCATACAGGGAATAGCGAGTGCCGGTAAAGACCATCGGCGTACCTTCAATGGCACGACCCATAATATCACCGGAGATCACTTCCCACTTGTCATCAAGCCGCTGGCGGTTCTTCGCTTCCTCACGACCTTCCACGCAGTCATCGAGGTAGAGGACATTGGTGGCTTCGGACAAGCCCACCTGTCGAGCGTCAATGGAACGACACATGATGGTAGGGAAACGGGACTTGCTTTTCAGGTTCGCCGTCTTCGTGTCGGCATTGGTCTGTACCAGCCGTGCGTCCGGGAATACATCGTAGAACAGATACTCGTTAGGGACTGTCAGGTATTCCAGACAACCATTGTAGAAGCTCTTTACAAGGTCATCGCCTGTCCCTTCCATCAGGGTCGAGCGGTCAGGGAACTTCCCGGAGAGCATATTCACAAAATTGATACCCGTTTGAGACTTTCCCGCTCGTTTCGGCATGGAGATCGTCAAAAGGCGCAGCTTCCCGTCCAGAACATCTTGAAACCCCTGCACCATCGGTCTGAGATAGTGCTTGCGGGGGGCATAAAACCGCTTTTCCGGCTTGCGGTCGAGTTCAATGTAGGTCATGAAAGAGTCAAAATCATGGGGTGCTTCAAAGAGAAGACACCGCCGCCACTGTTCATAGAACTTCGCCCCACCGCCACGGACTACCTGATCTGCGGAGAGTGCCAGCAGCTCCTTGTTTACTTTATGTGCCGCCGAGAAATCCTCGGTTTCCCACTCTCGACACAGAGAAAAGAGGTCGCTGTACGCCCCATTATCTCCCGGTCGGCGGTCGATCACAGCTCGGATAGAGCCGGAGAGTTTTTCATAATTCATGTGCATTTCCTTTCCAACAAAAAAAACGAGCTACCTGTGCATTTCTACACAGATAGCCCGTTATGGCTGTCACTCCTGCCCTTGCAGAAGCCGATTATCTGGATTTTGCCATCAGCTCGGCAAACTCCCGGCTGTTTTTTTTAACCGTTCTTTCAATCAATCTTCCGTTGCTATAAAGCACTCGGAAAAGAACAGTAGCAGAGAAGATGTTTCTGGATTGGCTCATGGTCTTCTTTGTGCCACTCAAACCACCCACCACGGCACCGGCGCTACCAAACATCAGACCACCAACCGCCGCTCTGCCGAGAGATACATTTTTGCCCCGGCTGATTGATTCCTGCCCCATGCCATCATCACAAGGCTCAGCGGCGACCGGAACAGGCTTGCCAACTTGCAAGGGGAAAGCGGGATATTCCTTTCGGAAATCCTCAATGAGATCGCTCCATTCTTTGTCCGGCAAATCCCAAACGCTTTCCGGCTTATTTCCGTTCATCGCCGCTAAAGCCCCCGTGAGCGTTGCATTATCTGAGCTGACCATGATCTCGGTTCCGTCTTCCAGTTCCCTCAGATAAAACACAAACGGGAGAGAACCCTTCCCCATGCGAAACTTTGTCCGAACCTCAATGCTCTCATTCGGACACTCCTGTTTAACAGTACAAGAGTGTTCACAGACTCTTTTGATAAGCTGATAACTTTCGCTGGTAGTCATGGGTAATGAAAACTGATAGTACGCCATTATCAACCAACCTTTCTTGCCCGGTCATACCATGTAGAGCGGCTGATACCAAGCTCCCGGCAGCAGTCCGCCACGGTAATAAGACCGTCTTTTTGTTTTTGAGCGAGTTTTTCAAACTGCTCGTCATCAATCTCGGAAGCAGGTCTGCCGAACCCTCTGCCGGTCTTCACCGACACCCGCTTGCCATCGACAACCGGCATAGCGGCGATACCCTCAGCCTGCCGCTGTTTGGTCTTCTTGCGCTCCTGCTCGGCAACAGCACCGAGGACTTCAATCAGAATGTTGTTGACCATTTCCAGCACCCATGTCTGGTCTTTGAAGTCAATCAGCGTGGTCGGAATGTCGAGGATACGGACAATCACGCCCTTCTGCTTGAACCATTCCAGTTCTCGCTTCATTTCGTCCTTATTGCGCCCAAAGCGGTCGAACTCCTTGACGATGACTTCATCACCTTCCTGCACAATGGCTTTCAGAGCATTGTACTGAGGACGGTCGAAGCTGCTTCCCGTGATCTTGTCGCAGTACACATTCTCGTCAGGAATATCGAACTTCTCACGAGCGACCTTGAGCTGCCGAGCAAGGTTCTGTTCCTTGCTGGACACACGACCAAGGAAGTATTTCATTGAACGCTCACCGCTTCCCACGACATTTTCTCCATGTTGTTAAGGTATCGAATGAAGTCATCGCCAAACTCATGACTTCCTGCAATCGCAAGATAAATGAGAAGTTTCAGGGATACGCTGTCATCTTGCCGATCGGGGTAAATGGTCAGATTTTCGTTTTTGAAGTGAACAATGCAGTTATTGTCCCCACACATTTTCAGGAAGGGATAGCACTCTCCCGCTCCGCCCTTGAACATGAAGATGGACGGAATGACCACGGTGCTGTCTTTCTTGATGACCTCGCCGTGAGGAACGAGTTTGTATGCGTCATTCAACTTCAAAACCTCCTTCCGGCAGACGGGTATTGGCAGGAACAACGATGACCTTGTAATCCATCGCTCTGAGCATGGTGGTCAGCAGGGACACGGGAATGTCCTTGACATTTTTGTTGTTCAGACGTTCCCAAATGGTAGCGTTAGATACATTGAGTCTTTTTGCGAGTTCAGCATTGGAAAGAGACTTGGAAGCCATGATCTCTTTCAGGATTTCTCGACCTCTCATGTTTATCACCTCGGCTTCATTATACATATCAAGTGTTTTATTGTCAAGCGTTTTCTTGAAATTGATCTTTTTATTTTTGCGGGTATTTTTCGCTTCACCCCGCCCTCGCTGCCGCTGGCATATCCCCCGCCCCCGTCACCCATTCACGCCGCCCCGATCAGGCCGAAAAACGCAAAAAACAACCGCCCCGGAATAGCACCGGGGCGGCGTTTACTTATTCAATTTCAGTATTTCAATCAGGATTTGAACCGGCAGCAAAAGCAACAAAAGAATTAAATACACGCTTTCACCGCCTTTCAACCAACGCACACCCAAACAAAAGCAGGATTGTATTTCCGGCCTTTATAGGGCTTTACCGTGATATTACAAAAGCAATTTGCAACCCCTTGCGCCCATGTTTCATAGCGTATAAACGCCTGTACTGTGTCAGGGGATACAAGATAGCAGCTTGCGCCGCCGTGCTTTTTCCTTGCGTATATCATGCCCTACACCCCCGTTAAAATACCGTATCCACAACGGTTAGAATTGTTATCCACAGATCAATATATTGTGTGCTGTATCCGGTATAATCGCCCTTGTCAAACTCTGTTTTGCCCGTGATAACATAGCCAACTTGTTTTACGCCCCCGTTTGATAGATCAACGAACATTTCCGACTTGTTTTTAATGGCATTTTTGGAAATGGTAATGTAATGTTTTTCTTCCACCCGTTCCCGGTAAATTTCAAGCGCATTTTCCACGCTATCCGCATTTATACGCATATCCGAAACAATACCGCCATCAATATACCACTTTTTATTGTTGTATTCTTTCATTGTTGCCGTTGTTTTGAAAATATAATTCATAATTAAACCCCCATTCTAATACATTCATCAAGGGGAACCCTATGCCCGTATACCCGGAAAAAAGCTGCCCCTTTCCGGGTATACTGTATCTTGCAACGGTGGAACGCTTTACCGCCGCCCCACGCCCCGGAAATACAATAAATATAATCGTCAATGCCGTATTCAATGCCTTTAATTTCAAGGCCATTCAAGCCGCTATAATATGCAATGCTTTCCCGGCTTTCGCAATATTCCCGTTTATTCATGATTGCAAACCCCCTTTATAAAATCCCTTGCAAGGCTTTTCAGGCTTTCCCGCTGCTGCTCATAGGAAAGGCTATAATCATAGCGGATTTTTTCGGCCTGTTCTTCCACGGCTTTCGTCTGTTCATAAGTGGGCCGGATATTTCCGAAAGGGGCATACCCTGTTACAATGGCAACCCCGCCGCCCATATCATAAATATCAGCCGCCCACCCTTCCCGGCGTTGTGTATAGGCAACCGGGCTTTCATAATTCAAAAGGGTTTGCAATCCGCAATAGGGAACGCAAATAATTTTATTGTAATTCACCCGGATTGCCTTTTGTGTTGTCTTGAATTTCATTTTATACACCTCTTTCAATAATTCACGCTGTTAGCGGTACGGCGGTTGTACATGGCTTTCAAACTTTCGCCGGGGGTCATATCCGCCGCTTTCGGCTTTTCCATTTCTACCGGCTGCATATCCCACCACGATTTCCCGCCGCCGTTCATATCATAGAATGAAAGAAAACTATTTACATGGCGCATTGTAGTAGCAGAATAACCGCCCCACATACGAACGAACCGCCCCGCCGCCGTGATACGGCAAACAAAAGTATTATAGGACTGTAAAATTTTTTCGCCGTTTTCCGTTTCAATGATTTTCGCCTTTCCGTAAAAACTTTTTGCCCGGTCATAACCGCAAACGGGTAAATCAAAAATCTTTTTCATAATATAAACCCCTTTCAAACTCAAATTTGATTATCAAGTGTTTTATTGATGATTTGAGTATATCAAGCGTTTTATTGATTGTCAAGTGTTTTATTGATATTTTATCAAGTTTTTTATTGACGCTTGCAACCGTCTGAAAAACTACACTTTTTCGCACTATACATTATAAAGGCCAAAAACACCGCCCCGATCAGGCCGGAACCCCGGCAGCGCCCACGCCGCCCCGGTGGAACCCGCCGCCGATCAGATGGGAAAGAAAAAGCCGCCGACCCCGTGGTGAGATCGGCAGCTCTGTCAAAGTCGCAGACCCTCGCCGGAAAGTCGCAAAGTCGTTCGGGCGAAAGTCGCAAAGTCGCTCGGCATAGTCGTAAGCCATAGTCGCAAGAGTCGTGAAAGTCGCTCAGTCCTCCGAGTCATAGTCGCTGGACGCACCCACCACATCTTCGAGATACTTCTTCTCCAAGTCCTCGGCGGGAACCTGATCTCCGAGCTGCTGGTTGGGTGTCAACACGACCTCCTGCTTGTCCGTATAGCCGAAATGGTTCTTCATCAGGAAGATCGCCGTGACAGGGTTGACCTTTCCGTTCTGTGCGTAATCTTCCATCTGAGCGTTCAAAAATTGATACGCTTTTTTTATAAGGTCACGGCTTGCGGGGGGTAAATAGTCGCTGTCGATACCATTAGCCCATGCCCACAATGTTTTCCTGTGTACTCCAAAAGCCAATGCCATTCCTGCCACACTCGGCTTCATATCGTCCTCAGCACAGATTTCAAGATACTGACCAATGCGCTCCTTAACCTGTGCGGGTTCCTTCATGTCGGGTGTCTCCCAATCCCACATTCTCAGCGAGTGGGTAATATATTTCCGATTTTCACCCGGTTCCATGTGAACGCTCAGAGCGTCAGTTCTGTCAGGCCGCTTATTGCCACCAGTACCCTTTGGTCTGCCACGACCACGCTTTTTCACAATTTCATCTGCCATAGTCGTTTTCTCCTTTCAAAGTCGCCAAGGTGATAAAGGTGAGTAATCGGGTGCATTTCCCTATAACTATTTCTATATACGCGCGTATAAGAGAGAGTTATAGGCATTTATGCCTGATTACTCACCTAACTCACCTAAAATACGAAAAACAATTTTTCAAAACACGCCAATTTGAAAAAAGTCTTTGCGAAAACACTCACCTTTATCACCTTTATCACCTAACTCATTTGAGTGTGATGACGAAAGTATTAAAGAACCACCAACTTTTATCAATCTCTCGATCAGCAAGTTCCAGAGGAAGCATACGCAAGGTTTCTCCGACAGACTGTCCCTCATACGATTTATCTCCATCTTTGACACATAAAGTCGTAAGAGCAAATGGGTGTTTCAGACTGTTGAAATTAAACTCCCTCAGTTTCACTTTCCAACACCTCCTGCGCCATCTTCACCAGCTCGACCAAATCATAGAACCGCCGAGGGTCTAACCCGGTCTGTTGCTTCACCTTGTCTAAGTGATAGAGAACGGTATTTCTGTGTGCGAAAATAGCATGAGCAACATCGGTGACATTCATGTTATGATTTGCCATCGCCACAACGATGTGAGCGTCTTCCTTATTCATGGTCGATCTCCTTTCGCAGCTCGTCATAGAGTTCCGAAAAGCGGCGGTTCCAGTGGCGCAGTCGCCAGAGGAATAGACAGCCTACAACAATCCATTCAACGGCGGCGATAGTTGTCAGAATGTCACTCATGTCCTATGCTCCTTTCTCGCAAAGCGATTGAGCAACACACTTACGGTGAGCTGACCAATCCTGTTCACATAGGAGCAGTTGAAGCGATCAGGGTGGGGAACGCTGTTGCCAAGGTCAATGACCAGATCACGGGTGTCGTAGGAAATGTCCTTCGTGATAGTCGGCGTGGCGTAGATCACCACATCACGGTTCATTGTGGCCTGCAAGAGACTCTTGGTTTTGGAGTGTGCCACCGTAACAGTTGCGTTACCGAGGGTAAGGTACTTTGCCAAGTTCTGAACGGCGTGACCCCGGCCTACAACGGTAATGTCCTTAGCGTGAACCAAGTCCAACGCAAGAAGGAGCGCCAAAGTTGCCTGAGACACCGATGACATTCCTTGTGAGTAGGAGTGGTCAATGTCAACCTCGGCGGCGAGCTTAATGTCAGACGGGACGGTTTCTCTGTCCACTACCACGGCCTTGTATGGAGGGCAGGGGTACTGAGTGAGGTCACAGTCAATGCCTAACAGGTCAGCCTTGCGCTTGACCGCTTTCAGAAATACGCTCTCATAGGAACCCAGCAACAGCAGTTTGCCGGTAGGGTGAAAACGGGTGGTTTCCTCGTCCAAGGTGGCAGATAGCGTTTTGATTTGCTCCATTACATCATTCATAGTGCTTCTCCTTTCTTTCAAAGTCATGGAGGGAGATCATCTTTTCACGGGTAAGTTTGTCAACCACTCGACCGATCTCAGAGTAGCCGCAGACCGCCGCCAGCCGTTCAAGGTTGCCCTTGGTCTGTGCCGTGACTACGATGGAAATGCGGCGGAGGTTCTTTTTCTCAGTCTTCATCGCTGTCCTCCTTGTTGCCGTGAATGGAAGCAGAGATGAACGACTGCAACAGCACAAAGGCTTCTTCTTTGGTCGCACCAGCATTGAGTAAAGCCCTGTAAAAATTCAGAGACATTTCAGCCAAAGCACCAACGGCGTTCAGCAACTCTCTCACAGCGTCATTATTCATCGCTGTCCCCTTCCGTCAAAGCTCTTGCGAGATCGTCAATCATCTGGTGCATAAGCCTGTCAGCTACGCTGTACTCGTCCTGACACCAGAATGAGAATTTCAGGTGTAGCAGCTCATGTACCAGCGTCTTTTCAAAATCAAACGGCACAATGCGGTCGCCGTAGCAGGCGGGATTGATAATCTCAATACGAGCGGTCTTGATGGACTCCGACCAATCCGTACACCCAGTTGCATTACTGACAGACATTTCTTCGGGGCGAAGGTGAGTGACGAGCTTTATGCGCCACTCCTGCAAACATAGCTTCTTCTGCCACTTTCCCAGTAGGCGTTGTTCCTCAGTCGTTGCGATCATACAATCTCTCCTTTCTGAACTGCTCAATGCCTTGGTCGATCAGGCCATTCAATTCAGCTTCCGCCATGAACGCAGCGAACACCTTACCGCACTTCACGCAGTAGTTAATGAAGTGATACCCATTTGTGTCATGAATGGTTTGAAGGTTCTTATCGTACAGGCGGTGTCCGCCAGTCAGGAAACACTTAATCCTTTTCCACTTCATCACGGACGCTCCTTCACAATACGAATTTTTCTCAGGCGTTTGCCGCACCGCTTACAGACTTCATAATTGCTCTGCCAGCGGTGAGAACCATTCCGACACCTGACCTGAATGTGAACATACGGGTCTGCTGTGTGGATACCGAAACGGCAGAGGATAGAATTACATGAACGGTTCATTAGGACGCTCCTTTCAGTCTGAGGTTCTTGTAGACGGGGTAGCCCTGATACACAACCTTGCCGCCGTGCCACTCAGGGTGTGTTTCCATGTCGGCGTTGAACCGCTTGGCAGAACAGGCAAAGTACCCGTTGGACTTGCACCAAATCTTGTAAGCGTCAAACAGAGACTTCGAGCGGGTGTTGACTCCCTCGACCTGCTCACAGCGTTCTTCGAGGAATTGCAAGCACAGATCGTTGTCACGCTCGTACTGGTTGACCACCTTCCGCATGGCGGGGGACATTTTCAGACCGAACCGCTTGTACTTGAAGTATCCGGCGACCAGCCAAGCGAAAATGCCCTGCATAGCTTCCTGTGTCTGAAACTCATTTTTCAGGTTCTTGTCCTGCTCCGCTTCGGTGAAGTGGCGGTTGAACTCAATGACTCGCACACGGTCGGAAGCGAACAGGGACTTATCGCTGACGGTGGGAAGATCGTTGCAGGAGAGCCAAAGGGTGAACTGCGGCAGGAAGGTTGTAGCAGTCTCATAGAGGTTCCGAGCCTTGATTTCCTCGCCGCCCGTGAGTTGCTTAATCGTTTCTTCGTCCAGCTTGCCATACTGGTTGCTCTCTGCCATTGTGACGAACCGCTTGCCTTTCAGGGAAGCCAGCATGGGGTTCGCTGCTTCGGCGTTCTTCGAGCGCTCTGCCTTGCAGATGATCGACACGGGGGACACGGAAGCATAATCACCGAGAAGGTGGTGAATTGCCGAGAGCATGGTGGACTTGCCGTTGCGAGTGGTCTTGCCGTGAAGAATAAACATACATTCTTCGTTCGCCATACCCAGCATAGAGTACCCCAGCGCCTTTTGAAGATAGTCAGCCTTGTCTTCGTCATTACAAGTGACCTCTGCAACGAACTTCTCCCAGCGGCGACACCGTGCGTCCTGCAAGGTGTAGTTGAAGTTGGTCTGCATAGTCAGGAAGTCTTTCCAGTCATGTTCCCGGAACTCCATTTTTTCGAGGTCGAAAGTGCCGTTCTTGCAGTTGATAAGGTAGGGATTTGCGTCAAACTCCGCCGAAGCGATAGGAAGCACACTGGCAGCGTCCTTCATCAGCCGGTCACGGAAGCGCCGATCGCCCATCTTTACGATGAACTTCATGTACTCGGTACGGCGTTCTTCATTGGCGATTTCGCCGCAGTAGAGAGCCATCAGGCGGCAGAACTCTTTGATCTTCTCTGCTACCAGTAGAGAACCCGTGTCCTTGCGCCATGCACCCTCGGAGTAGGTGAACCAGCTTTTCGCTTCGGGGCAGTAGCGGGTATCATTCTTGTAGCACTCGGAGAACAGCTCCGCCATGCCAGACTCGTCCCACGAATACCCCGTACCGCTGATTGGGTGGCTATGCTCAGGCTGTGCTTCCTTAATCTGAAACATCACTCTGGACTGAGCTTCGTCCATGATGTAGCGACCGTTGGAGAGCTGGAAAAGAGCCTGTTCTTCGGGGGCTGTCATAACTTCATCACTCATGGGTTTCACCCCCTTTGCCTTTTCCGTTTGGATTAAAGTTGGAAAGTGCGCTTTTACAAGCTCTGACACCCATCTTATAACCGTCTTGTTCACTACCGCTTATACGCTTGCGATATAGCCGCTCTTTATCAAGTAGGGCAGATAGCGCCATCTGCAAACTGTCATATTCGAGTTTTGTCATTATCTACACCTCCCCATAGAAGAAAGCGTTCTTCAAAGCGGCGTCCACATGGCGCATGATCTCAGGCGGCAGAGTGCAGATGTACTCCCAGTCATCGGACACATCTACGACACGCACCTGTTCACACTCAACCATGCTCGGCTGTAAAGAACCCCAAGTGACAGCCACATGGGTCGGCAGTTCGAGCCGCTTGATTTTAGTGGTCAGGGGAACGACAATGCTGGTGGAAGAAAACTGATTGCCGACATTGTTTTGCACAACCACCCACGGACGCTTACCGGCCTGAATATGACTGTTGGCAAGCATGGGAACATCAATGATAACAACATCGCCACGCTGATAAGGTTTCATAATTACCTCCTGTATCTGGTCACGCTGTTGACAATCAACTCAACTTCTGACTGCGGAAGCGGGGGTTTGCAGGCTTGGGAGTTGGCGTACAACAGTTCTTTGTAAATCTCTGCTTTGGTGTATCCTTGGTTATGGAGCTGACCCGCCAGAGAAGTCAGGCTGAGGTTCCGGCTTCCCGGTGTGATAGGCGGGTATTCAGGCTTCAAATGCAGCTTGCCGTTTTCAGGGCGGCGGTAGATGGGAGAATAGATACGCTGAGGGGCGACCGTACCTGAGCTACTTTCCTTCGGCGTATCGGGAAAATACTTCTCGATCACATAGTCAATCGCTGACTGGTTTTCAACGATCTCGGAGAAGATCAAAACCTCGCCGGTCATGATGAAGTACCGATTGCTCTTGTAAATCTCCACGGCGGCACGGTTGTTCTTACCCTTGAAAGGCAGCTCTCCACGAACGAGAATGTGAACCCCTCTCCCGCTTCGGGACTTTTCCGTGTAGGAGTGGCAACGACGGATAATGTCAGCCGCCAGCGGGTTCAGAAGCCCATCAGTAAAGCCATCGTCAATGTCGATACCTACAACCCCTGTATCGTGAAACACATAGCCAAGACCGTCATAGTAGCCGTGCTGGACATTGTGTTCAGCGTCAATGTAATT